GGTGCAAGTAGACCTTGCCGCCGGGGATGGTTTCGTCGGCGACCAGGTCCTGCATAAACAGGTTGATCCGGTTTACTTCCTGCTCCATTGCGCGCTTGGTCAGGTTCATAGACATGACCTTTTGCGCCGCCTTGATCAGCTTGCGAGCGATCGCGTCCTCGAGCCCGACGTAACTGATGAACTTGCCGGTGATCGAGCGGTTTCCGATCAGCGAGAACCCCCCGAGGATGGTCCGCGCGTAGTAGCTGACGCCGTAGCGGTTGAGCAGATCCCCCTCGGTCGACTTGTCCAGGATGTTGTATTCGACCGTGCGCGAAACGTCGGCCGCGTATGTGACCTGGTTGCCGGGGCTTTCCCACTGCTTGACGCTGGCCAGCGCTGCAATGGCCAGGCTCGACGGCGGCAAAAAGACGTTCGCCGAGGCCGCTTTCGAGTAAACCGCTGGCATCTGGTGAACCACGTAGCAGCGGTCGTAACCCAGCGCGGCGCCGCCGATCGACTGGCTGTTCAACACCTGGCCGGCGACGGTGACGTCTTTGCCGTCCAGGACCACACGAGCACGCATGCGCTGACCCAGCGACGCGAGCTCGCTATGCACCGACTGCTCAGACGAGAAGCCTGGCGCGCCGATGATGGTCGGATCTTCCAGGCAAGTGGTCAGCGCCGTCATGCCCAGCAGCTGGCCAGACTCGGAATCAACGCCGCCAATGACGTTATTGATCGTGTCGGCCGGGGTTAGACCCGCTTCGACCACGACGACATAGATCGGCACCTTAACGACCTTAAGGATCTGCTTGACCGTCAAAATCAGAGTGCCAGCCTCGGCGCCGGTCGGGTCCAGCATGTCGGCCTGCAACTGGCCATTGATTCGGAAAGGCGCGTTGAGCGGGACGCCCAAAGCGCGATTTGGCGCGGTGCCGACGATGCCGATTACGTTATCGCCAATCCCGCCCATGGACTCGGGCGGTTCGTTCGACTCGATCGAGACGCCGTTGTGTTCAAAGTTGATTACTTCAGCCATGTTTACTCAGCCTTCGCAGTGGTTTTCTTTGCCGCTGGCGCCGGGGCCGCCGCAGCGGCTGCCTCGGCGGCGATCAGGGCGGTTTCTTTGATGCGGCCGGCCGTTTCCAAGGCGTGGGCCTGGACGTCGAGCAGGTCGACGGTCGAGCCCTTGACGGCGTAGTGGCCGCCCCCGGTCGGGAACGGGACCAGGACGGTGTAGTTTTTGCGGATGGCCATCGGGTCAATCTCCAGGCACAAAAAAAGCCGCAGCGCGGCTTTCTCGGGGTTGTCAGGAAGGGGGTTAAATGGATTTCCAGGGATTGAACTTGAATGTCATCCCCTTGGCCGGCTCACCTGGTGCGAGCTCGTGCTCGGGCTTGATTTTGAAACCGAGGCGCAGGACGCAGGCGCGATCGGCTTTCAGCTGCCAAACGCAATACAACCCGTACCAGCGCGCAAGCCCTGCAGGGCGCCGTGCAGCAACGAACTGCCAGCCGCCTTGCCCTGACTTGTCCTCGACCAGGGCCGCGCCCAGGCAGTCGATAAAGCACTCGCTGACCGGGCAACTGAATGCCGGCAGAAGTCGCATGTTGTTGACCGGGTTTCGAACTGCAGCCCACCACCAGCGGGCAAGCCAGCTGGTGACAGCGAGCGAGGCGATCGGCACACCTACGCGGCGCAGGAGCGGGCGCAGGCCGAACAGCACCAGGGCGTCGCAGTTGTCCGCCCACCAGTTGCGCTTATCGCCGTCCAGGCCGTCGAAACCATTGCCAAAAAGCCACGCCCAGCGCCGCAGGTTGACGATCGGTCGGCCATCGCTGAGCGACACCCCCGCAACAGGAAAGAGCACCGCCAGCGCGACCACAGGCAGCCCCAGCGCGAGCAGCACCAGGCGAACCACCGCCAAGCCGAGCCACTGCAGCCCGGCAAAAAGAAGCGCGCACAGCCAGGCCGCGCCATTGAAAGCGTTTTTCATCGTTTGAACGTCCAGGAGGGAAAAGCGGAAAAGAAAACGCCCCGTCAGTGCGGGGCGTTTATGGCGTGGCGGTAACGTCTGGCGGCGACGGCCATTCGATGGCGAGCGGATAGCCCGACTGCTGCTCAACACGGTTTAGGCTTACGCTGTAGCGCATCCAGGCCAGCAAGGCGGCTTTCTCCGGCTCGGTGGCCATGTCCAAGTTAACCGCGTATTGCAGCGGCGCGATTCGCAGCTGGGCCGCACGCAATCGGCTGTCGCGCTCGGCCAGTACCAGGGCGGCCGTCGCGCTGGCTTGGGCCGCCTCGTCAAGCTCCCAAGCTCCCGAGCGCCAAACATGGTACGGCCCCGGAAAGGGCGCCGATGTCACCCCTTCTGGCAAGTCGCCCAGCGCCGACCATACAAGCGCCGCCCCCGTTTCGGTTTGATAGACCAAGCCGCGGCGGTCCATCAGCTGCACCGATTCACCATCGACCAGCGCCCAAGCGCGGGCTGGATCGCACGGCGGCAACACATCAGCCAGCTCAATGGCATTCTCGGGAACCTGCACGCCGACACCCGGGACAACCGGCAAGCTCACCGGCCCCGACAGGGCGCCGGCAGAGTCCGCGATATAAATAAAGCTCATAGACACCTCAGATCATTTTCAGTCGGCCGGGATAGGCGATGTTGCGGGGGCGCGCACCGACCAGAGAGCCGTTAATGAAGTTGGCAGCTGAGGTCAGATAGGCAACGCCAGCACCGTCGCCGCCATCAATGGTGACGCCGACGCCCGGATAGTTGCTTTCGCTCAAAGGATCGCCGCCGACCGCGACTTTCATCGCGTTGTAATCCGGGGAGGCCGATAGTTTATAAGCAGTAGTTGTAAGCTGTTTGGCGATATTGGTGCTCGTCACGGCATCAATGGCGACGGCGGTGGCAATCTGGCTGCTACCGGCCACGCGACTGGCATCAATCCCGCGCGACTCATCGAGCATCCGCATGAATTCGCCACGCGCCTCAGGACTACGAAAGGTCGAGGCACCGTCGCCCGAGGTCCAGCAACCCTCCTTCCCAGTCCGAAGCGCTTCGGTCGTCAGCATCCCCGAGGCTTGCGCGTGATCCCAGGTCCACGGCCATTCGGCACGGCTGTACAGAAACCCGTTATGACCCGCCCAACCACCCGGAGAGAACGCGGTCGTTGTCTCCAGTACCGGACGCCCTAAGGGCGTTCCATCAAAGCGCGCAATAGGCAACCAGCTACCTGCCCCATCGCTGCGCAGGTGCCAATAATCCCCGGCCCCCATCAGAACAAAGAACGGATAGCCCTCAGAGCGTAAATGCGTATGGAATTTGACCTTGTCAGTACCAGCCGCCTGGATAACTAGGCGATTGCCGCCGTTGTCAGTGCGTCGAACAATTACGTCTCGCACCCCCAAGCTCGCATCGGCGGCCGGCAGCGTCACTGTCACCGCCGCCGCAGTGGCGTCAATCAGGACCACGCCCAACTCATTAACCGCAAGCGCTTTTGAAGCCGTAACGGGAACAATCAACGGCTTAGTAACGGCGTCCGTGATGCCATACCCCGCAACGGTTGTCGGGTTCGTGCCGCTAGTTACTCGACCGTACTTATCGACCGTCAGGCTCTTGTACGTCCCCGCTTGAATACCTGTTCTACCGGCCAACATTTCAAACGTCAGCGCGGTAGTGTCCAGCGTTATTGGGCCATTCGTGACCAGGTGCCAAAGAGAATCACCGTTCGCGGTGCCCTCCTCGACCATTACCGTCAGACCCGGCGTTACCTTGGCGCTGGCGTTGGAATCAGCCGAGCGCACCCATGCACCATTGGCAGCAACATAAATGCCGTTATCCTTGGCCGCCGCTTGGGCCGCCACCAGCACCCGCTGACCCGATACCACGGCGACGCCGTCGATCTGCTGGGCACCACTCAACACAATGTTTCCCGTGGTGGCCACACGAACCGACTGCTTGCCATCGAGCTTGGCCAGCTCGTCAGCGAGATAGCCCATCACCCAGGCCCGAGTAGCCTTGACGACGGTGTCGTCGATCAGCAGCGTTACGATCGCCGCGTTACTTGTCTCGAAAATAGAGCGGATGTAAAACTCTTTCCCCGAGCCCGACGTCGCCAAAACCGGCTTAAACGACTCAGGGTATTTGACGATGGCGTACAGGATGCCCGTGTCGGTCCAGATCCCCGCCTCACGCACATAAAAACCACCCTCCTCGGGCGGAATAGTCACCTCGGCCAGTAACCAACTGGGGTTTTGTTCGTCCTGGAAAAGCGCATTCAGAGGCCCGCGCCACACTTCGCGCTTGAGTGCGGTGTCAGTAGCTGCCGGGTTGTAAACCGCGCCATTGCCATCGCCTACCGAGACCTGCGACAGCTTGATCGGCTGACCAGCAGCCTTGCAGGCATTTTCGTATGCGATCCCCGCATTGGTAAGCAGGGTGTAAAAGTCGGCCATTTAGGACCCCTGAGGATAGATAGTGGTCGTCTCGACGATGTAGAGGCCGGCGCCCCTAAAGGACTCGCCAGACGCCTCGGCGGCTTCGATAACGATCGGATAAATGGTGGTCAGCTCGCCGCAGACGGTCGCCGCGCCGATGTAGTGGGTTCCGAAGGCGCTCAGGCCCACGGAAACCGACAGGGTGTCGCGCTCGCTTTTCGCATCTGCGAGCCGGCGATCGAGGCGAGCGTCGATTTCTTCGCTGTATGGCAGTTGAGAGAAGGCCCGGACGGTAAAGCTGTACGGCTCACCGGCCGGCGTCTGCTCATACCAGGCTGTAACCTCGGGCGTCAGCTGCAGGCCCTTGACCGCGTTTTCCAGCGCCTTGCGCGTGCCGGCCTGGCGTTTGGTTGGCCAGGCCAGCGCAACCGTCAGGCGTTTTTCAGCCTCGGGCGCCGTGGGGCTCCATTCGCTAACCCCGCGATCGGCAGCCAGGTACGGCAGAAAGTCGACCGGCGTCCGCTGGGGGTCCATAAGTTCGGGAAACGGCGGATCGATTCGCTCCAGAAGCTTGGCGAAACCGAGATCGAGCGCCGTCTCGAGCGGCGAACGGTTGGCAGGCAGCAACGTGTGCCGTACAGGCTCCAGGTCATCACTCATAGCGTGCGGACCTCGACCTCTACCGCCGTGCAAAACGGGGCTTGTGACGCCGTCGTGGCGATCGGCGCGAGCGGTTCGAGGATCTCGAGCCGGGTAGCTCCGGCGTTGTGCAGGGTGTAATCGATCCAGGTCAGATCGACACGCCCCTCGAGCCGGTGGCACGCGTCCGCATACTTCTGCAGCTGCGTCTCAGCCGTGGACTCTGTCAGCGCCGCGTCAGGCCCCGAGTTGATGTAAGCGATCGCGCGGATCTGGTAATTGATGATCTGCGCACCCTGGACGATCACCTCGTCGGTTTCCGGGTTCACATCTGGCCGCGCAAAGTGTGTGCGCACGGCGCCGAGCAAACTCTCCGACGCCGTGCCGTCACCCTCGCGAGAGAGCACCGTCACAGTCACCTGGCCTGGCGCAGTGCGCCGGCCGTTGCCGTCCTTGACCTTCGCGGCGAAGCCGTCAGGGTCGAAGGTATACGTCACAGTCACCACGCCGGCCGTAATTGGCTCGACCGAAACCCTCGGGCGTTCGCCCAGCGTCAGCACCTCGCGCCGGTATTGCATGCGCGAGCCCGCGGCCGGGGCGTGTGGCGCCAGGTAATAGCGCAGCCTGGCGTCGTCGTCGGACTCCATCACCGGGAGAACTGGGGGGAATGCCGACGCGTCACCCGGCGTGATTGTCTGCCGCTCGAGCCCCATGTCGGCGAGCCTGGCGTCGAGGTTCGAGCCCTCGGCCCACCATGCGAGCATTTGTTTTATGCGGGCGTTGTACTTGCGCTCCTGCGTCTGCAGGCGAACCGTAAAGGCCTCGAGCGCGATGGTCAGCAGCTCGCTTTCGTTCTGCAGACTGACCTCGAGCCTGGCCGCGTTCTCAGGCGATCGGGCCGCCACGAACTCGACCACGAACGCTTTAAATTCAGCGAGCAGCGGCTCGAACTCCTCGACCGTGACGATCGCAGGCTCGGCCAGCTGGTTTTGACCGGGAATGAGCATGCTCAAGTGGCCACCTCGAAAGACATTTTGCGGTTATGCCAGGTGCCGGCCAGGCGCAGGCGTATACCTGATTCGCCGCGTATGGCCACGACCGTGTCTGGCTTGAAGTCGTCGATACCGTTTTCTACGTTGTAGAAAGCCTCGACCGCGTAGCTCTGCGCCAAAATCAGCTGTCCGTCGCCCATGTTCCGGCTCTGCACCTGGTGCAATTTGCTGCCGTACAGGGGGCGTTTCTGGCGGGTTCCGAGCGGGGTTGTCAGTGCGCGCGTCGCGCGCTGCACAAATTGAGGCCAGTCGTCGACCGTGGCCCCGGTGTCTCTATCGATGCCGATCATTTGGGGGCCTTTAGGCGGTGCTGATAACGTGCCCCTGGTGATCTACGACAGGGCCGGCGAGGTGTATCCCCTCCTGGTCAACCAGGACGCTGCTCGCGCCGATCGTCAGCAGGGCTGTTTCGTTGGTCATTGAGAGCTGAACCGGGCCGATCTGCAGGAGCGCCGACGTTTCCGTCATGGCGAGCTTTGCAGTATTGATCGCCAGCTCTATAAGCGCCTGAGAGGCCGTTACAGACGTCTCGCCGTTCTGCCAGCTCAGTGTGTGGCTGGCGTGGTCGTAACTGCTCTGCGTGCCGTCCGGGTACGTGCGGCGATGCAGTTCCGGTACAGTCGATACAGCCGGGAATTCGTCAGAATTCAACCCGCACAGCGCGACCGAGTGCGCGCTACCGTCTCCGCCGCCGTAGTTGATGAGCAAACACTGCTCATTGAGCGAGGGGATACGCGTTTCGCTGACCTCCCCGGCGCTGGGGTTCATGTATTTGATCCAGGGCGTCATTAGGTCGCCGTGGCTGACCTTGCAACGCCCGGCGCCGGGATCGACCTCGGCGACGGTGCCGATTCGGTTATGGTTCTCAGCGCGTCGCCGCAGATCCTCGAGCTCGGTTTCAATCTCTGCCAGCCGCTCGACCAGCGGCCCCAGCTGCTGAGCGATAGCTGCCGCGAACATGGCTACACCTCAAGCGGTTTATGTTCCGTTTCACCTGGCGGCCCGACCTCGGGGTCAACTCGCCAGGCTACAAGCGGCATTCCGCCGATTACCGGGTCTTCTGGCGTGCGATCTGGACCGATGGCCAGGCCCTGCGTAAACGAGCAACCCCAAGCCTCGTACCCGTCGCGCCCTTTCTGAAAGATCGAGGGGCCGCAGTGGATATTGTCCGGCACGTTGCATTGCCGGCCGGGGAGTTTCCAGCGGTTCGAATCCGCCAGGCGAGCCAGCACCGTGGCCAGGTTCATCGCCTCGAGCGCGGGAAACTTGCGCCACCGGGCGACGACCGCGTGCAACGTCACGGTGACGTTGTGAACGTGCCGGCCGTCGTTCTGCCGGACGCCTGGACTGGTGCGCTCGATCTCGATCAGCACCTCGGCATCGCCGACCTCGCCGCTGAATTCGTCGTAATTACTGACGACCACGCCCAAGCCCGCAGCGTGGATCGCGTCGCCGATCGCGAAAAACAGATCGGAGACGTTGTTAAGCTGGGGAGAAGACATGGCGCGCCTCTTGTTCGAAAAGTTCTACAAATCGTTGTTCTGCCCGCTTTTCCCAGCGCTCGAGCGCCGTAACGCCCTCGCTGGCCCAATCCTCGACCACCTTCTCGAGCGGCAACCGCTCGCGGCCTTTGCGGCGCCAGACCAACGGGTATTTGGTTTTCATCGGCGAGATAAAAGCGTCTTCATACTCGCGATGCCCGACCGAAACGCCGCTCGCTGTCTGCTTTGGCGTGCCCAGGTAATGCACGCTGAGCGGCCTCAGCCCAACCCACAACTTCACCTCACGGGACGTTGCCTGGCTGAAAATGTCGAACCGGTGGCGAATGGGGCTCTGCGTGATGCGCAGCTCTTTGGAAATCTCCCTCGAGCTGTGCGTCCGCAGCCACTGCGCCGTTTTTCGAAGCGCTCGAGCGGCGGCCAAGTCCAGCTTTTTGGCCGCCTGCCCTATCGACATTTCGGCATGCCCCCACCCATCGACGGCAAAATCTAGCTGGAAACCTGCCATTTCCCACGCTCTCCAGGTGCTGCAGCGCGATCGCCGTAAGGGGTCAGCGTCAGCAAGCTACGCAAACGACCAAGCGGCTCGACGTCGGCAATTGAATAGGTCGCCCCATCAGCGACGACTTTCGTCGCCTTCCAGGCCTCCGGCACCTCGCCGCGTGGCAGCTGCAGGTGACGCTGTTTCGGCGTACCACGCACCATGGCGGCGCTAGGATCGACGCCGGCACGGTAAACGCCGCCCGATGTTTCCGGCTTGCCGAACATGCCGTCGACATCGCGGGGCGCACGACCTGGCTCGATCAGCTGCACCGTGCAGCCGAACTCGCTAGGGTCGAAAAACGTCGCGAAATCGTCGTCGCCTATCACTTGGCGACGGCCTTCGCAGGCTTGGCTTTCGCTTCCAGCACCGCGACCTCAGTCACCAGAGCGTCGCGCTGCGTGCCCAGATTTTCCAACTCCTGGCCCAGCTCGGCATGCTGGCCGCGCAAACCGTCGAGCTCGCCGGCCAATGCGCCCTTGGCCTTCTCGAGGTCGTAGATCTCGTCCTCGAGATCGCCCTTCTGCCTGGCCAGATCCTGCAACTGATCGCCAATCAACCCGGCCGCACCGTGCAGGTTTCGATATTCGGCGATCTCCTCGTCGGTCGCGTCACGCGCCGTCAGGCCCGCGATCATCGCGCTGCGCACTTCGCGCGAAACATCGAGCACCGTGCCAGGCTCTAGAAATTCAATCCCGCGAAACGTCCCTCGCAGGGTCACAATCAAGAAACTTGCTGCTAAAACCAACCCGTTCATGGTTCGTTTTCCTTCATTGTTACAGGCGTAAAAAAAGGGGCCGAAGCCCCCACCAACTGCCCGCTAAGGTTTTCTTTAGCCGCCAACCACTGCCTTGCGCAGGCAGCTGAAGGACTCCAGACGCCGCGCAGCGGTGTCCACGTCTTGGAAAATGCGCATGATTACGCCGTCGCTACCGGCCTTCGTGGCGGTGTCGATGTTGATATCGAGCACACCCCACATTGCCGTGATGATTTGCGACCAGTCGCCGAACAACCAGGCGTCAGATGGCATCTGATTCGTTGCAAAGGAGCGATAGCCGTTGACGGTGTTGTCTTGCCACAGACGCTCGCCGGTATTGGCGAATACCTGCGTTTTCTTCGCCTTGCCGCGCTGCGTCGGGCTGGTCAGGTAGGCCATACCGGACTCATCGGCATTGGCCTCGGCGATCGCCGTTTCCATGTCGACAATGTGATCCCACGCGGCGTTATCGGCGTAGGTGGCGCCTGGCAGACCTGGCTGATTCAGCAGACCCAACGGCATGTTATTCAAACCGGTGCCGCGCAGCTGCGCATAGTCGATCGCAACCGCGATACCTTCGATCATGTCCTGACGCATCAGGTTCTCAACCGACAGGCTCGACTGCTTACGCAAGCGGCGAGTAACGCCGATCGCGCCGGCAATGGTCTTAGGCGACAGGCCGAGGGTCGAGAAATCGAAGTCGGAGTCTTCCGGCTCGTTGTCTTCGTCGAGCCAATAGAAGTTGGTCCCGCTGGTTTTTCGCGGGATCGACAGATCGCCCTGCAAGCCGCTCAAAACACGAGCACCCAGCCGGCCGATCATGGCCTTATTGCGCAGGGTGTCGACAAACTGGTCGATACGCAGATCCGTCTCGACCAGGACGCCGCCCTTACCTGGCGTCTTCTTTTCCAGCTGACGCTGGAACAGCGATTCATGCGGCACGAACAGCCCGCGGGCGTCCTTTTTCGACGCATCGGCGATCGCCAGCGAGATAGAGCGCTCGAATCCGGCATCTTTCCAGTTGCCGGTAGCCATGGCGTTGATGGCGCGCATCAGCGAGTAGGTTTGGATTTCCTCGGGCTTTACACCGAGCTTGCCCATGTCCTGGCCTGGCTGCTTGAAGTTCGGCAAGTCGCGCGCCTGCTCATTCGCGGCCGGCTGGCTCAGCGACTGAGGAGCCATGCGCTGCAGGATCATGGCCTGCGTTTGAGCAACGGTGTAACCGGCCTGCACGGCTTGCTCTGCCAGGGAGCGCTGATTGTGGGTGTTGCCCAGGGCCATGATGTCGGCAACACGCTTGCGCTCAGGGCCAAGCGGATCGCGAGGCTCGGCCGGCAGGCCGCGCTGGTGCTCAGTGTTGCCGCCCTTATCGAGGTCGGCGCCGGTTTCGTCAATTACAGGGTCCATTTTCTTACCTTTGATTGTGAGAAGGGTTTTTTCAGGGGAGGAACG